GGGCGCGGCGCTCGAAGCCATACGGGGAGGGACTATCACCACCTGTGACGGAGTGCACCATGATATCGGCAAATGGGATTTGCTGATTGCGCATCCGCCCTGCACTTATCTATCAAACGCCGGTGCGTGCAGGTTATACCCTCACAAAGGGCAGTTGGATATGGAGAGATACCGCAAGGGGCTTGCAGCGAAAGCATTTTTCTTGGCGTTCCTCAACGCCGACATTCCGCGTGTCGCAGTCGAGAACCCTGTATCATCGAAGATTTTTGATATGCCGGAGCACACGCAAGAAATCCAACCGTACCAGTTCGGGCACCCATACACTAAGAAAACGCGCCTGTGGCTCCGCAATCTGCCGCCGCTAACGCCGACGAATGTTACGGAGCCGGTAGCGCCCTATGTGCCGTCGGGCACCGGGCGCAAGGACAAGAGCAAGTACGGCGCGGCGCGGCGCGACGCGGAGCGGATGCAAAAGAACGGTCGAAAACATTCCCCGGCATAGCTGAGGCGATGGCTGAACAGTGGGGTGGAGGTGCGAGGACGAATGGATAAAGAACATACAGCGATGGAGCGGCTGCGCCTGGCGTCGGATATGTCGCTGCGCCTGTATAAGCAGCCGCTTATGCTTACAGACTCCGGAGGCAAAGACTCCGCGGTGATATGCCGCCTCGCCGAAAACGCCGGAATCCCGTTTGAGATCGTGCATAACCACACCACAGCGGACGCGCCCGAAACCGTGTACCACGTCCGCAAGAGAGCGAAAGAATACGAGGGCAAGGGCATCAAGTACACTATCGCGCACCCCACATACAAAGGCGAGCGTACCTCCATGTGGGCACTGATACCTCAAAAGTTAATGCCGCCGACACGGGTGCAACGTTATTGCTGCCAAGTCCTCAAGGAGCAGTACGGGAAGGAAAGATTTATCGTCACCGGCGTCCGGTGGGCGGAAAGCCCTGCGCGCAAGGCGAAACGCGACAGCTTGGAAATCTTGCGGCGCAACAGGGACGAAACGTTGCTCCTCAACTGCGATAACGATGACGCGCGGCGACTTTTTGAATCATGCCAGCTGAAGGGCAAACGCATTTGCAATCCGATCGTAGACTGGACGGAGGGTGATGTGTGGGCATACCTCGGCGAGCAGAAGGTAGAGGTTAACCCACTGTACTGCGAGGGCTGGAAGCGCGTCGGCTGCGTTGGCTGCCCGATGGCGGGAAAAGCACGTTATGCCGAGTTTGCGAGATACCCAAAATTTATGCTGCTGTACATAGCCGCATTTGAGCGTATGCTCGCAGAGCGCAAGCGGCGAGGCAAATTTTATAGTGGCTGGCGCATGACAACAGGCCGCGATGTATTCCATTGGTGGATGGAGGACGGCGTTCTCCCCGGCCAGTATCCACTTGATGATATAGAGACATGAATACATAGACAGAGCTGAGAAAGGAAACAGAATATGATAATCACAAAAAAGCAGTATAACGAAGAAATCGAAAAAGCAGTTTACAAAGCCATAGCAGAAGAAAGGGCGCGGTTTGACAAGATGATGTGCGACCGTGACGAGGAGCGTTGGCGCAACGAACGTATAGAGAACATCGAACGGCGCATGAGCAGCGCTTTTGGTGACATTGACCGCAGACTTACGGAGTTGGAAAAGAGCCGGAACGTTGGCAACGGCATAGCGGTATGCCCGAAGTATTGAGGAAGGCTAAATGGCTGAATACATAGAACGAGAAGCGGCGATGCAGGCATTTCTTGCCGAGAAACCAGATGCACACTATCCGGGGTGGTACGCAGGGCTGCTTGAAGAATTGCCCGCCGCAGACGTTGCGCCGGTGGGCTGGTTCAGCGTCAAAGACAAGCTGCCGGAGCCGGAAACCGAAGTTCTGGCGGTGTGTGTGCGGAACGGCTACCGCTTCATCTGCCCCGTGATTTTTGAGGACGGAACCATGCTGACGCAAAACAGCATGTGGAACTGGTATGAGTTGGAGAATTGCGGGACGTACAGTGAAGAAAACGATGATTACTTTGTCCCTGAAGGTTGGTGGGAAAATCGGCAGTTTACACCGGACGACATATACAACAATCCCGTGGATTGCACGGTCACGCACTGGATGCCGCTCCCCGAACTACCGAAGGACACAGAAACGGAGGCAAAGACATGACACCGGAAGAAGCATTGAGAACCTGCCACGTGGCACTGGGCTATATCGGAGTCAAGTATAACAGAGAGGCCGAGACCCATAAGGTCTTTAAGGACGTTTACGAGGGCTTGCTGGCGGCATTCAAGCAGCGGGCAGACAATGGCCTCATGGCAACGGCCATTGAAAAACAGATTGCAAAGATACCGCTTGACCAGCGCGGGCATAATCCGCGGCGTGGTTTTTGCCCCGTTTGCAGGAACGAGAGCAGCTCGGATTTCTCCTATTGCGGGAACTGCGGCCAACGCTTGTATTGGAGGGTTGAAAATGAGGCTGATTGATGTGGATGCGCTCCCAAAACTGTTAGATGCCGAATATAAACAAACGATGAAACTGATACGGGAAGGGGAAAAGCACCTTAACACTTTAGCCGAGGGGTTTACAGAGGCCATCCACATAGCGAAATATATTGCCCCCACCGTGGATGCAGTGCCGGTGGTGCGGTGCAAGGATTGCGAGCGGTGGCAAAGACATACGCAAGGAAAACGCGACTATGGCGAATGCAGACGCTTTTCGGTAACAACGAAAAATGATGCCTTTTGCAGCCGCGGAGAAAGGCGGGGTTGACATCTGCTCGAAGTGATTGCTATAATTATCCTCGCTGCCATGTACTACCGAAAGCCAGATGAAGATAACGACAGCTGTCAACCCACAATGGCGTTTTCTCGCTTTCGCAAATTCTATGATTTAGCGCCGGAAAGGTTTGAGTTTTTCTGCCGCGGCTTTATATATCACACCCGTTCTGGACGCATAACATTCTATTTCCCGACGCTGGCAGACACTCGCATATATCAACATTGGCGAAGACGCACCGAAGCAAATATTCGTGAGCGTGAAAAGAACAAGCGCGACGCCATTGCTTTGCAAGCGTTCTGCGAGGACATGGAACAAGTAATTCGCGCGAAGCGGGAGGAAGCAATTGCAACTGCGAAAGCAGAGCAGGACAAAATAATGCAACGGCTTGAAGAAGAAAGGAGAAACACATGATACATTGGCTATGGGCGCTCGCGGCGTTTATCCTCGGCGGCTCGCTTGGCGCCTTGATAATGGCCTTCATTATCGGAGGGAGCCGCGGTGATGAGTAACAGCACAGCTCCCCCCTCCCCGTCAGAGCGGGCGCAGGCCGAGGCGCTTTACCTCGAAAACCGGCGAACCGTCGGGGATGTCGTCAAGAAGTATTACCGGCAGTATCTCTTTGACGATGACGTCATGCAGGAAGCCCACCTTGCCTTCTGGCGCGCCTGCTGCGCCTATGACCCGTCGCGCGGCAGTCTCTACGCTCTGGCCGTGCGGTATATCCTCAACGAGATACGCCGCCTGCATATGATGGCCAACCTGCAATACAGGACGCCGCCCGCGCCTCTTATCCCGCTCGACGCGCAGGCGATGGACGGAGAAGGCTCGCCCCTGCATGAGATGTACGGCGTCCAGCCCGATACAGGCTGGCTCGACAGCAAGGCTTTCCTTGCCTCCCTCTCTGATAGAGAGCGTCAGGTCGTACAGCTCGCCTATTGCGGCTACTCTCAAAGGGAGATAGCCGCCCGCATAGGCGTTTCCCGCCAGTGGGTAAGCCAGTGCATACGACAAGCCCGCACGAAGTTCGATAAGTGCATATAGGAGGATGAATGATACAAGTAGTAAAAGACAAGGAAACAGGTCTTTACATCACGGAAAGCGGTGAAGTTCTGAAGCCGGTCGGACAATGGTCGGATAAGAACGGCTACAAGTACGTGACAGTAAACCACAAAAATTACCCAGTACACCGTCTCGTAGCAATTAACTTTGTTGATGGTAGAAGCGAAGAGAAGAATGTTGTAATGCACAAAGACGACCAGCCGTGGAACAACGAGAAAAGCAATTTGGAGTGGGGAACGTATTCGCAGAACACTTATGATGCTTATGCGCATGGGCTGAAAACGCGAAACGTTAACGTCCGCTGCATTGAAACCGGCGAGGTGTTCCATTCGGCGCGTGAGGCCGCAAGAAGAATGTTCGGTATTCCCAAGAGGGGCGACCACATTCTGCAAGTAATAAGAGCTGATAGATCGAAGGCTTACGGTTTTCATTGGGAGGTGATGCCCCGATGATATTCATCGGAATATAGACCCCGGCAAGAAAGGAGCACTTGCCGTCATAGATACGGAAGCCCCAGCCCCCTTCGTCGTCCCCTTCAGCGAGAGCGGCTATCTCGACGTGTTGCGGGACACAGACTCCGGTAAAAGCATAGTCGCCCTTGAGAAGGTCGCCGCAATGCCCGGGCAGGGCGTCACGAGCATGTTTAACTTCGGCTGCGGCTTCGGGTGGATACAGGGCATACTCGAAGCTCTGCGCTTCCCGTATGAGCTTGTGCCGCCTCAGAGATGGAAAAAGGCTTTCGGCGTCACGAGCGATAAGCGCACCAGCATCCGTGCCGCCCAGCGGCTCTTCCCCGGCGTGTCGCTGCTGGCAAGCCCCAGATGCCGGATAGAAAACGACGGCATGGCGGAAGCGCTGCTCCTCGCCGAATATGCCCGCCGCAATCTCGGCAGAAATACAAATGTCAAGGAGGAACAGCATGTATAAACCAACGCTTGAAGTAGTCCTGGACCCCGGCGCATATATGCCCCGTCAGGCGCACAAGTTCGACGCGGGCTTCGACCTGTTCAGCCCCATAGATACCATCCTTTGGGGCGGCAATACCATCACCATCGACACCGGCGTACATATCGCGCTCCCGCCCGGAACCGTCGGCATGATAAAGAGCAAATCCGGCCTCAATGTCAAGCACGACATTCTCTCCGAGGGCGTCATCGACGCGGGCTACACCGGCTCCATCCGCGTCAAGCTCTATAATCACAGCTCCGTCGGCTATGATATTCACAAGGGCGATAAGATATCCCAGCTCGTTATAATGCCCGTCCTGTACCCTGCCCTGAAGCAGGTGGAAGCCCTTGACCCGACCGAGCGCAGCTCCAACGGCTTCGGGAGTACCGGAAGATGAAATACGATCTTGACGTCAAGCGCATCAAAACTGAAATGCGCCTGCAAGACCTGTCACAGGCGGATATCTGCCGTGCCCTCGGCACAGACCCGTCAAACCTGTCCCGCCTCCTCCGCCGCGGCACTGCCTATACCGACACGGTGGCGAAGCTTTCGGGCGCTCTGCGCGTGTCCCTCGGCGATATCGTCCCCGCCCTGCGCACTCCGCGCAAGACCTTGGGGCAGCTCCTGTCCGCCGCCGTTATCCGCAGTCACAAGTCGCTTTCGGAAATCGCCGAGCTCGCGGACATCCCCGTCCGGGCGCTCCATAAGTGGGAGACGGACGAATCATATCCGAACCTGCTTGATGCCTGTTCGGTAGCCGACGTCCTGGGCTTGTCGCTCGACTCTCTTACAGGGAGGGCAGTGCAGTGACGCTTTACCTCTGCGCCAAGTGCAAAACGGAGCTGCTGCTGGAGCTTGAGCCGGTCGAGTCGAAGAGCGCTCCGGAGAAGAAGCCCTGCCAGTTCTGCGGCCGCGCCGCCTATGGCGATACATATCGCGTCTTAGAAAAGCGAAAGGAGAAAAACAATGGATTATAAGCAGTTCCGGGAGACCAACTCCGTTTCCGGTAAGGATATGATCTCCGCCCTGCGCGAGCTGTACCCGAAGTACGGCAAGGCAACGCAGTCCATGGTAGATAACCCCGAAAAATACGGCGTCCGTCTCCTCCCCGCCGCCGAGCGGCACTTGGCCGAGCGCTTCGTCGGTGAGCATGACGGGCACAAAGTCCCGAACCGCCGTAAGCCTCACCGGCTCGTTGTCTACCTCCCCGATGATCTCTATCGTCAGGTGCGCGCCCTCATTGATGAGGAGGGCTGCACCACGCAGGAGTTTCTGACCGAGATACTTGTGAAGTGGCTCGTGAACATCGAGGAGCTTTCAAGATAGTAAAACAGCCCACGGAATAAATCCGTGGGCTGTTTATTGCGTCAGTCCCAAAGCCTTGCCGCGAAGTGACGTGGGAATCCGCACCCCGCCCCCTCACGAGTGCTTCCAGATGTCGTAGATAATCTGCGCGTCCGTCTCGGTGTAGCCCGCCTCCTGTACCGCCGCGAATATCGCCTTCCGGCTCGTGCCGTCCGCACCGGCGATGATCTTCATCGCCTTTGTCCACGTCGCAAAGGAAATCCCCTGCTCCTCCGCCGCCTTGTAGCGGCGAACCATGGCGTCCTCCTTGCCGTCGTCGTTCGGCGGGTAGTACACGCTGAGCGCCTTTATCTTCTCCTCGCCCGACAGGTCGAGGCTGTTTATGGCCTCAAGCTTCTGCCAGTCCTTCACGGTCTTCTCGCCCGTCGGCGCAGTCAGCGACGACACCTTGTCGTATATCGCGTATGCGCTGTCGGTGTCGAACCCGGCGCCCTTCAGGGAGTTGTAGCGCCCCGCATCGCCCGGAATCTGGCTGAAAAACGTGAACTGGTCGGTGAGTATCTTCCGCTGGTTCTGGGTGAAGCCCTCCCGCTCCATCCACGCCTCAAAGTCCGTCGCCTTGCCCGATGCCGTGTAGCCGCTGCGCTTCGTGCCGTTGAGCTCCTTGTACTTCTCGTATACGGTGTTCCACTCCTTGGCGCGGATGCCGCCCTTCTCGTAAGCCTCGGCCATGTCGTCCATGCGCGCCGTCGCCGATGAGTTTTCAAGCATCCGCTTCGTCCCCGCCGTCAGCTGGTCATAGACCTTGAGAAACTTGTCCTGCGCCGAGTAGTCGTTCTGCTTCTTCGCCTGCGTGAACGCCGTCTTCGCTCCGAGGTATTCCCAAGCGTTCTTTGTCCCGCTCTCGTAAATGGAGTCGTACTTGTCGCTTGAGTATTCAACGCCGTCCTTGTCCTTGAAGAAGTCGCGCTTCGCCGCGTCGAGGGAAAAGCTCGAAATCTCCGCCAGCATCTTTGCCCTGTCATATCCGGAGGCATTACGGTAGAGGTCGCTTGCAATGAGCTTCGATGCCAGCTCATAATACTTGCTGCCCTGTATCTTCTGGAAGTCCGCCCGCTCGTCGCCGGTGAAAGTGTAGGTTTCGCCGTCATAGCTCACCTTGTACGGGGATTTGCGCGGGAAAATACTGTTGTCTTCCGTCTCGGCATAAAGGGACTCTATTTCCGTGTCGACGTCGGTCTTCTTGCCCTTGCCTTTGCTGAAGTTGCCGGGGCTTATGAAGTTCTGGAGTATGCGTTCCCCCAAGTTGCCGCGTGTGTTCTCCTCACCCTTCACGTTCACGCTTGCCGGCAGCTTCTTTGATGCAAACGGCGTATTCGCCTGAAGCCGCGCTTTCGTGTCGTCTATCACGTCGCCGCCTGTGTAGGTCGAGCGCTTCGTCTCGTCGATGGTGCGGGCAATAGCTCCCGCAATTCCGGGGAGGAACTGTGTAGCGCCGCCGGTTATGATCTCTTCCAGCACCTTTTCGGTGGGGCTGCCCGTTCCCTTCAGAACTCCGAGTATGTTCTGAAAGAGCGACATGTTGAGTGCAGAGTCGCCGGAAGCGTAAACGGCGTTGAATACCGCATCGCGCCAGTCCTCGCGCCCCTGAATAGCGTCATATATTTCAGACCCGAATACAAGCATACTGCCTACGGGCTGCGCCCAGTCGTAAGCGTAATACCAGTCGCCATCCTCGCCGCGGTAGGAATACGCCTGCCAGCCGTTGGCTTTCTGCCATTCGGCCTCGTCCTCGTCATCCGGCTCTGCGCCTGTTATCTTGCCCATTGCCCGGAGTGCAAAACCGAGCGCCATCAGCGCCGAGCCGGTTGTCGCCTTTGATATCATGTCTATGCGCTGCGCCATTGTGCTTTTGCCCATGATGTTAGAGCCTAACGCCTTGAAAAAGCCCAAGGGGGAATAGTCGAGCGTGAGCTGCATTATGTTCGCCGGTGTAGTCGTAAATGGAAGCAGCACGTCTAGCGCCGCGGAAGCTACCGAGGAATTGCGTTTCAGGTTGTTCAGCGCCGTTGCGATTGCGTTAGCGTTCTTGAAGGTCGCTTCCATCGCGTTTGCTGTGGCGAAGTCTATCGCCGCCTGCGTCACGTCGGCGCGGTTGTGTATTCCCTGCGCCGCGCAATACTGCGCAAGGCTGTCGACAAATGCGCTCTTTACGAACGGTGCGTCGCCCGTTTCAAGGAGTTCGTATGTGAGCTGCCGCGTGCTCTCAAGTACGCTGTGCTGCATCTCTTTCCCGACTTTGCGTTCTATGAACTTCTGAATAGCTCCCTTCTTGAAGTAGGTGCGGTACTTGTTGATGTCCTGCCGCATGTCCCACTTGTTGGACTGCCCCTTGATATCGTCCTTGACCTCGTCATATACACGCCGCGCAAGCTCTTTCTTTGCGTCGCTTACGTAGCTTGTGCGGGTCTGCTCCGCCTTATCCATCCAGCCGACTGCCGTGAGGCCGTCCTGTATCGCACCTGAGAGCTTTTCGGAGACCTTGCGCATTCCCATCATGGGGATATTCGCCGCGATGTTCTTGATCTGCGTTCTAGGGTTCAGCAGCATACCGATACGGCGTATCTCCGTCAGCTTTTCCCAGAGTCCCGCGGGCATTTCCTCGCCTACGCCTTCATCACCTGCTCGTAAACACTTTCAAATGCACCGTCCTGCTTGAAGTCCGTGTTCTGTATCTGCTCTATCTCTGCGTCGGTGAGCGCGGCTTCCCATTTTGCCGCCTTGCGTGGGTACTGCTCTGCAACAGCCTTGTTTATTTCCGCGAGCCCCTTGGCGATGGTCTCCATGACGTCAAGCGGACTTGCACCTGTCTGGCGCAGGAGTTTTGCCGCCTGTATAAACTGTCCCGCCTTTGTCAGCTCGACCGCGAGGTCGGACGTTATCTCCCTCGCCGCCTTCAAGTCGGTCTTGGCAAGCTCATTTGCAACCATTCTCCCCAGCGGGAGCATTTCAGGGGCAAGCTTCTGCCCGTTATTTGCCGCTCCTATCGCCTGCTGAAGTTTGCTGCGCGCCGAGTCAAAGCCCTCTGCGTATATGGCGTTTGCCTTGGCAAGCACGTCCTTGTTGGCAAGAGGTTCGTAAGTGTCCGGAGATTCCCTGTGGCTCTCTCGCAGATCCTCGTTCATCGCTTCGTCAGTCGCAACATTTTCCGAAAAGCCTCTTATGCGCGTGCCCTGACTCTCCGCTTTTGCGGCACGGTTATAGCGCCCCGTGTCATAATCGACGCTCTGTTCTGTCTCCTCGGTCTGCGCCGCCAGTATCATGTCGGGGGTAGAGGCTTCGGCATTGGCGACGCGCGAGCCTCCTGCTATATCGGCATTTGCAGCCTCGGAGGCTGCTTTTTTTATGCCCTCTGCGTTCTGTGAGTCCACGTCGGTCTGTACGTCGGAGTTTAACCGCGCAGAAGCGCCCGTGTCGGCGTTCTCCTGCGTGGGCGGTGCGGAGATATCCCCCGCCGCGTTCTGCGTCTCCTGCGCCGTCTGGGCGCCGTTCGCGTTCTGCCCCCTGCCGCTGTTGATAGCGGACTGTATGGCCATCTGCCCGCCGCCGAGTACACCGCCGACGATGAGTCCGCCGAGGGCTTCTTCCTTGGCGCGCTTCGGGTTTATTACCGCGTTCTCGTCAGTATCCGAGTAAAGCGGGACGTCGGTGTAAAGTCCGCGCAGCCCCTTCTCGGCCATACCCTGAAGCACTTCTTCTATCGCCTCGCCCGCCGGGCTCCGTACCCACTGCATGACGGCGTTCTTGTTGCCCTTTTCGAGCGCGTCTCTGAGCTGCTGCGGCAGCTTCTGAATACCGCCCATCGCCTCGTCAGTACCGCCGACTTCAATCGTGGCGTTCGCAAAGCCGTTGAGGAGCGCGTAGAGGTTCGCCTGCTCCTCCGTCGCGCCGTCGGCCAGTGCCTCCTCGTAGCTTCCGCCCGCGGTCTGCGCAAAGGCGCTCAACCACGCGGGAGACTTCATCGTGTTCTTCGTAGCGTCCGCAATTGGGATGAGCTTTTGCGCCGCGCTGCTGCCCTGCGCTATGGCCGAAGCCGTCTCAAGCCCCGCTCTCGTCGCCTGTGCGCCGGTGCTCGCGCCGCCTGTCGCAAAGGCCAGCACAGCGTCGGGGATAGCGGCCACGACTTCGGGGGCATACTTCCAAGCGGTCTTGTTGAGCTTGCCTTCCTCAATGCGCCGCTGGGCTACGGCGTCGTTCTGTGCCAGCACCTCAGTCCCGCGCTTGTTATATCTCGTAATCCACGGGTCTTCGTCCTCGAAGCCCCAGTTGGGGTTTATCGTCTGAAGGGTAGCGTTCACAAGCGCCTTGCCCTCCTTGGCGATGCCGCCGAAGAGCCAGTCGGCGGTCTGGGCTATCCGGTGGTCAGCCTGCGTCAAGCCCTGCTGAGTTGCAAGCTTCGCGTTGCCGAGGGCGTTTTTCAGCCGGTCGCCGCCGGTGTATACGCCGGTCTTGCCCTCCGCCTCGTCGAGCTTGCGCAGCTGTTCTATTATGGGCTTGCGCTGCGCGTCTATCTCGTCGCTCTGCTCCGTGGTCGTCACGTATGCAGCGGCGTTGTCGAGCCGGTCAAGCTCCTTTTGCAGCTTCGCGCGCTGCTGGGTATAATCTGCGGTCGGGGGTGTGGCAACCGAGCTGTTGCCACTCTTGCTCATAAAACTGCTACTCTCAACGGTCTGATTTTTCGGAATTATGTCCTCCGCAGGTGTAGCAAGGTATCTGAGATTTTCTTCTCTGCGTCGAGCTTTTTCGTCCTACCCGTCAGTTTGCGCTCCCTTGGTGCTGGTAATACTGGAGCCGTTTGTGACTCCAGTATTTTTTGGCAAACTGCCGCCCGCAAGGTATCGGAGGTTTTCTTCTCTACTTGCCATAATGCCGCCTTTCTATTATCTAAGTGCGTCGAGATTTCGCCCGCCGCCAACCGAACCACTAATTTTCTGACCTCTCTGCGCCATTCTTTTGAGTTCGGCCATTCGCTCAATTTGAGAGTCGGTGTATTTGTCGGGGTTTGCGTAGGCATCTGCGGCGAAAGCCTCTGCCTGCCTGAGAGCTGAAAGCGTGTCGCCCTTATTGACGAGTTCCATCATATACGTGAGATTAAGGCCGTTGCTGGTATAATCCTGCCCATATTTATCATCAGCGAAAGCCTCACTGAGCGTTTTGCCTCCGGCCGCCTTTCCGCCGGTGCGCTTTCCGGTCAGCCTTGCATACTCATCTGCGCTTATCTTGCCCATACTGTAAGCAAGCTGCGGGTTCGAGTATATCCAATACTGTGCCATGTTGTTTGCAGCGTCGTCGCCGTAAAGCTTTGCGTAGCCGCTGAAGTCTCCGTAGCCCGCAAGTATCTTCGCCATTGTCGCGTCGCGGGACTCCTGATTGCCGTACTCGTCCATGAGCGCTTTTGCGCGGTTGTAGTCGTTCTCGGCTATCGCCTGAGCAACTGCGGACTTGTACTGCGTCTCAAGCGCCGCCATCTGCCGGTCAGCCTCCGTCAGTGCGTCCGCCTCCGCCGTGCGGAGGTTGCCGTAGTCGCGCTGCCAAGTGCTGTTCTGTGCGAGTGCCGCCTGCGATGCCGTGCCGGTGTTGAGGCCGCTGCCTGCCGCCTGCCGGTTGAAGTTCCGGCGGTTGCGCTCATACTGTACCGCGAGGTCATTCGCCCTCTGCTGATACGTCGGCGCTATCTGGTTCTTGGCCTCCTCCTGCGTCTGCCGGTTCTGGTTCTATGCGCTCTCAAGCTGGCTGAGCGTCGCGTCCTTCTGGGCGTCGTACATGTTGTTTATCGCCCCGGTGCGCTGGTCGTTGTATTTCTGGTAGGTTTCCTCAAAGCTTGCCATGTTAACCTCCTATCAGCCGCGCCCAAGTCTGAGCGCCTATGATGCCGTCCTGCTGCAAGCCGGATGCCCGCTGGAAAGCGATGATTGAATTATAGGTGTCCTGCCCTATCTCGCCGTCGGCGCCGTACCATCCGCATGAATGGCCGCGCCCGATGAGAAGCAGCTGCGCCGAGCGGACGAACTCGCCCTTGTCACCATAGCGCAGCAGCGGCAGGCCGGTGACGGTCAGCGTTGAGGCGGTCGCCTGTGTGGTGGTCTGTGCGGGCTGTGCGGGAGGGGCAGCAGCCTCGTAGCTTATCCAGCGGGGCTTGCCCCACAGTCCCCAGCCGCGCCCCGCAAGCTTGGATTTCACGACGCCACGCGCGTGGCCGGTTGCCTCTACGACATAGCCATCGCCGATGTAAACGCCGACGTGGGACATGTCCCGCATAAACACGCATACGCCCGGTATGTCAGGCATAGTGTCGATGCTGCCGCTTTCAGGGCAGGCCATATACAGCCCGCTTACTGCGACGTCCTGCGCCGCCTTGTATATAGGCTCGCTGTTTGGTGTGTCGCACCAAAGATAGCCCTTTATAAGGCCGACGCAGTCATGCACCTTCTGACCGTACTGCGTCGGGAAATCTCCGGCCGTGTAATAGCCGGGGTACTGCTGCCGCTTGGCTGCGAGCAGTCCGGCGTTCGCCGTCTGCCCGAAGGTGCCCCACCAGTAAGGCTTGCCAAGCTGTGCCTTTGCATATTCTACGAGTCCTGTATTTGTCTTGCTCATATTGCCCTCCTCATGACGTAAACGCCTTTACCGAAAGATTGCCGCTGTTGTCCACCGCCAGCGTGTACAGGCTGCCGTTGGGAGCCTGCAAGTACACGTTTTCCATGTTCTGTTTGACGTCGCCGGTGAAGTGCATCGGCTCGCCCACCCATACCTGCTTATAGGTGATCTCCTCGTTTTTGCTCACCACAAACCCGCTCGGGTCGCCGTTGCCGACGATACGGATGTATGCAGTCGATGCGCTGACAATAGTGATTTTGAAGCCTTTGCCGTCCGCATCAAATACGGCGTCGTATGAAGTGCCTGATGTTCCTTTGTACGTCACAGCGCCGATGGACGCCTTGCTGCTGTTGTACTGCACGGCTATCGGCCAGATGCTGCCGCCTCCGCTCTCAAAAGTACCAGCAGTACACCGGACGCGGATAATGTCACCGGCCTTGCACGGGATATAGCCCGATGTCTCCATCGTGTAGGTACGTACGTCGGTGGATTCCGTGCCCGAACCGCTGAGTCGCGTCTGAAGCTTATAGTCGGGGTCGGTCTGCACCGCAAGGTTGGTAAAGTTCGGCTGTGTCTCGTAGTGTCCGTCGCTGGCCTCAATGAAGGTCGTGTCCGACGGTGTGACCGGAGCGACAGCCGGAGTCCACCACGCAGAACCCGTCCACCATTTGGGCTTACCAAGCGCAGGATCCCACACCGAAAGCCCCGTGTAGTATTTGTCCGCGTCCAGTACGCCGCCCTGATTCGGGAGCGCGATGTTGTCGGCCAAATACTGCCGGTTGCCGGATGCATAGCCGTCATAGGGCACAAGCCCCGCCGCCGTGGGGTAGTAGTAACCGGCCAGCCCGTCCGTGGCGAGGAAGATTTTGGAGTCCGCCGCGGGAAGCGTCTTGAACAGCGTCGGCAGCTGCCCTGTCCGGCCGGACGTGCGGATGATGCTGAAGCCTATCAGCGCCAGCCCCACGACCGAGCCAGTGCTCGCCGCGTCCACGAGGAACGTATTATTGTAGGTAGCCGCGCTGCGCTCGTAGAGCTGCAAGCCGCATACTGTAACTGTCGCCTTGCTCGCCAGCTTGAGAACGACGCCGGTCGTCTGCCGCCAAGCATAGAAGCCGTTAACGGCGATGTTGCTGTCTGCCCCTGCCGAGATGCAGACGTCCGCGTCTGCCGACTCTGTGCCGCAGCTCATGAGCGTTACGCCGTTGCCTGTGACGTCAAAAATCGTACCCGTGCCGCCGTCGCAGCAGACCTCGGTGAGCGTACTGTATGCAGTTTTGATGATGTAGGGATTCGCCGCGCCGCTGCAAAATACCCTCTCGATCACGGTGCTTGTACCGTAGTCTATGTTTATAGCCTGCGACGTGCAGACCAGATAAAGATCGGCAAGCCGGTTGAAGAAGCTGTGTAGCCGTATACCGTGACTGCCCGTGCGTATGTTGCAGTGCTCGATCAGACACCGGCTGCGGTCGCCGTAGATGCCCCAGTGCTCCGCGTTGCCGGATGCGTTCTTTATATTCAGGTTTGATATTCAGACGCCTGTGCCCTTATCCGTGCCGTCCTCACGCCCGATGATGATAACAGAGTCTATATCGCCCCAGCCGTTTGCCCAGCTCGCCGCAGCGGGCATTGTACGCTTGCCGTCGCCGGTCTTCTTGATAATGGCCGTGGACTTGTTTTCGCCTATCAGCGAGGGCGCACGGCCTTCCCACCATTTCACGCCGTCGATGCTCGTGCCGCTGTCGCTGTACGTCTGTATAAGCAGCGGCGTAGTGATGATGTACGTACCGGCGGGGATATATACAGCCATAGCAAGCGTAGACGCTGCCGCGTCAATTGCCGCCTGTATGGCCGCTGTATCATCCGTTACACCGTCACCGACTGCGCCGTAGTCCTTGACGTTGAGCACGTAGTCGGCGTGCATATCGCTCTTCAGCTCCGCGGGCGAGCGCCAGTAGAGCCAGCCCGAAGAGTCAAACACCGGCACCCTTGTTGCTGGTGTCGTCTGATGCCCTGCCTCCGTGGCCTGGAGCCATGTACCGGAGAAGTATTTGCCGTAAAGGTTTCCAGTGAGCTTGCCGCCAGAAAGCGGCAGAAATTTGCTGGGGTCTGCTGGAGCGTAGCCCAGCGCCGCCTTTATTGTGTCCTGAGTCAGTTCAGGAATAGTTACCTTTTTTGCCTCGCTGCCGTCGTATGTCGTGTCAGTCCCGTCAACGTTGAGGGTAAGCGCGTTCGGGTTCGGCAGCTTGTCCACCGTCCCCGTCACCGGTTCCCCCGCCGCGTTGTGCGCCGTCACGCCCTTCAGCAGAGACTCAGGCGTCACCGTGTCTTCCGTCAGGTCAAGCCTGACTTCGTCGTCTATGACGACTTTGCTTACTCCCATGTCAGCCTCCTATCGTGAGCGTTATTCCTCCCGCCGCGTTGGCCGCTTCTGAAACAGGTATCGCCGCGACCGTCACCGAGGACAGGCAATTGTAGCCGCTGTCGGGCAGAACCTCCTGACTTGCGAAGCTCGGAGTGACAGACTTTGCCTGCGGCTTCATTCCTTCGGAACCGGACATAGAACCGGCTACACCGAGCACAGTTATGCCCTCGCGGATGTTTTCGGGGATAAGCTTTGCTTTCTCCGCCGCCGCTATCTGCGCCTTGCCGCTGCCGTCGTGGAAGCCCATGGGAATGGGCGGTGCGCCGTCCTTGGTAGCTATTTCAAGTGTCTTTGCCCCGTTGTTCGGCATTGTGCCGATCAGCTTGGAACCTGCCGCATAAGCGGTTTTATCCTTGAGTATTTCCGCCGCAGTCGCCGTCGCGTCCGAGGTGTTCGCGTCGTTCGTGTTCGTGCCGACGATGGGCGCTCCGCTCTTGTCGTGCGCTTTGATGCCCTTCTTCAGGTCAGCCGCGGTTATGTCGTCGCCCGTAAGGTCAAGCTTTACCTCTGTGCCGAGTATTACCTTGTTTATCTAGTCAGCCATAATATTCGTCTCCTAAAATAAGAGTTTTCCCGCCCGCATCGTTTGAAACTTCGAACTGCGGGATTTTCTGCACTGTCACGTCGTCCAGCATTGAGCGCCCCTTCGTCTCCAGCACCACCGGCTCGTAAGTCTTAGGCCGCACGTCATATTCTCCGGTATATTTTGGCGACGTGTCGGCCGTTATCTTTATTCCGAGGTCAAGAGCGAGCTGTGAGCCTGCACCGATGTTGGCGCTTATCCGCCGCACCCGCTGCATCTTTGCCGTCACGGTTCTCATCACAGCACTCTCCTCGTGTCTGTCGCTACGACCTCTATCTCCCCTGCCTTGAGTACGCCCGACACGGTGCCGTCGGCAAACTTAGGCCGTATCAGAAGGTCGTATCTGTCCTCTGCCATAGCGAAGCTCTCTTCCTGCGTCAGCGGGAACTGGAACTCGCCGTTGGCGTAGCCCAGCTCGTCCGGGTAGAGCTTGGATATGCCGCCGAGAATGACCTCCATAGCCTCGATATCAACGTCCGTGACAGGCTCGCCGTCAGCTGTCAATGCTATCGGTATGAGCTATGCGTCGCCCTGTAATATTGTCATGTGTCCTCCTTATGCCAAGCTGTGCCAACTGCTGCCGTCGTCTATGTGCGGGGTCAGAAGCTCCCATGCGCTGCCCGTGTCTATGTACGGCAGATACATGTCATAGTCCGAGCCGTTGTCTATGCGGATTCCGCCCGCAAAATCTGCCAAGCTCGTGACCGTGAAGCTCGAAGTCGCCGTGGTGAAGCTGTTTGATGCAGTCCAGACGGGCAGCACAAAAATGTAATACGTCGTGTTCGGGAGCATGTCGCAGCTGATCTCGCCGCCGAAAAGCCATGTAGTGTTGTTGGCCGGATGAGAAGCCGCCAGATTTGCCGCTGTGCCGGTGTACACACTGTTCTCCGGCGACGTGGAAACAATGGCCTGCGCTCCAGCCGCATAAGCGGTGTTTGCCGCACCGTTGTAGCAGGCCGTCGTCATGCTGATTTTGAGCTTGCTGCATCCGGCGCTGTCCGTGGTCACGGTTATCCGCGACCAGTATTTATAGTTGCCGGTGCTGCCGAGCGAGCGCCCGTCAACTCCGGCACTGCCGCCGTTCCGGTATTCGATACTGTAAGATGCAATGCCCATTAGATTATGCCTTCTTGAAGAAAATTCTGCCCTTCGTCCCAGCAGCCGGAAGCTCGTCACCTATGAGGTCGCCGTTGGAATAAGGGAGCACAACCACGCCGCCGAACAGGGTGCTGATGATGTCGTCCCCCAGCTTTTCGCCAGTCACGGATTTCGTCGCCAGCTTCTCACTGGCCACCGCACCCTGCGAGATTTTGTCCGCAGTCACGATGCCGTTCCTGAGCTTTGCCGCGGTAATGCTGTTGTCGTCCATCTGGTCAGTGCCTACGGCCTTGTCTGCTATCTTCGCTGTGGTAATGGCCTTGTCTGCTATCTTGGCCGTGGTAATGGCCAGCTCCGCAATAGCCGCAGTCGCAACGGCGAGAGCCGCTATCTTCTCCGCCGTTACAGCGCTCGCGCCAAGCTTGCCCGAAGTCACGGCACCGTCTGCTATCTTCGTCGAGCCTACCGCGCCGTCCGCTATCTTGCTTCCGGTAACGGAGTTGTTCGCAAGCTTCGCCCCGGTCAGAGATGCGTCGGGAATGGTACCGACTGCCGCCTCGCTTATCTGCTCTTCAAGCTTTTCCAGCGCCGCCTGCACAGTTGCTATGCCGGTAAGTCCGGATATTGCCGCTATGCCGAGGTTTCCGGCAGCCGCGCTGCCCTCAAGCGCGGGGAGCAGAACGGTGTTTATCCACTTCTTGATGGTATTCCCGGCCTTGTCGAACGTCGCCTTCAGCTGGTCGGCGGAAAGCCCGTCAACGTCGTTCGGCTCGTCGTCAAGCTTGCTTATCTATGCAATATCTTCTGTCAGTTTGGTAAATGCCATTTTTTCACCCCTTCGTATATCCGGTAAACCTCACTCGCATATCCGCCGCAAGTATCGTGCATGTCGTGTCAGGCTCCGCCGCCATGAATATAAGCTTATAAAAGACGAACTTCTTCGCCTTTATCTTCAGCCTTGTCATATGCGGCTTGCGGTTCGTGCCGAAGCTCCAGTTCCGGAAGTTAGCGCGCCTGAAGCTCGCCATCTGGCTTGCAACAATCTTTTCGGCGTAGGTGCTTTTCCTGTCTGTCTGCGCAGTAACGGTCACTTCGCCGTTTGCCTCCGGCTTTATGCCTATCCATATCTGAGCAGAGTATTTGCGCATGTAATCCTGCCCGAAGCTCATCGAGCCGCTTTCCCAGTATGCGTCGATAGCCCGCCCGTCGTCGGTGATATGCTCGTAGCCTAAATGCTCTATCGCGCCTCCGGACGTGCCGTAGTAAAGCGCGCCGCGGAAGTTCGCCATGCATACCGCGTCAAAGCCGTCGTAGCAGTACCAAGCGTCCGCCGCGTAGTTCTGCACAAGAGCCTTGCCGTTATAGCAGATGTAATACTCCTGATTGTCGTTGTCGTCCCAGCAGTAGCATTTCGCAAGGTCAAAGCCTCCCAGCGTCGCGTATATCCGGTCGCTTATGCGCTTCGCCTGCCGCTCGTCCGCCGTCAGGTTCGAGGAGTAGCTGCTGTTGTTCCGCCACTCGAAAGCGTCCTTGCCGTGCAGCGTTCTGGGTGAGTTCAGCACGAGGCGCGTCTGCCCAAGCGCAGCGTTGCCTATCGCCCTGTTGACAGGAGATACATAAAAGGCTTTCGTCGTTGCGCCGTCGGCCAACGTAAGCTCGCTCGTGCGTATGCTCCACGCGCTGCTCGACTTGAAGGCAACGAGCGTGGAGTAATGCCGTATCAGTCCGGTGATGGGCGTGTTCGCATCGCCAACGTTCACAACGTTCAGGTCTGGGAAATAGTCCGCCCTCGGCTTGCCGTCGTAGTCAAGCCCTGAGTATATCGCCTGATTGCTCCCGTCTCCGTAGAGAAAAACCCGCGTGTCCTGCGCGCCGTCGTAAAGCTCGCTGTACCGCATCGAGCTTACCTGTGTGCGGAAGTTCGTCGCCATCGTCCAGCCTATCTCAAGGCTGTTTACGCCGAGCGCCGGAGCTTCAGTAAAGGTCACTGTTCCTGCCGTCAGGTCTGCCGTGTATGCGCTCGCCGCCAAATTCTCGCCGGTTTTCAGGTCTTGCACATAGTCGAGGCTCTGCAAGCCGCTTTCCGGAAGCGTGAATTTTACCGCCTTGCCGTCCGGGGATATCCAGCAGCGCCGAGTGCCTACGAGCTTGTTTACCTCCTCCAACGTTTCCCCGCCGCCGCTCGGAGGTACGGCTATCGTCACAAGCGGCCTGTACCCGCCGACGTCCGAAAGCGTCGTGCCGTCATACTGCTTGTATTCGCTGCCGTTTATGAGGTAGAGTATTTCGGAAAAACCGAACATGTGCACCTCATTCGTGGTGTCGATGCTGCCTATCTCGGTCGCAGTGAAGACTCCCTTCTCCGCGTTCCACAGCCGCCAGAGCTTGCCGCCGCAGGCGGCGATGAACTCCTCATTGCCGTTTATGTAGCCCGTCCACATGCCCCGTACTGGGGAGGATCCGAGGCTTGCAATCTTCTTGCTGCCGGGTCTGCGGCGTAGATTCCCGTCTCGCGTAATGGCAAAGTTACGCATTGCCGCCGCCTCGCCAAGCTTCAGTTTGGTGTCGCCGTCGGGGTTCTCGTTCAGCCCCATCCACGCTTTTATCTGGAATATCTTTTCACTTGTGCTGCCGCTTATAGTCGCCATTTATCCGCCTCGCTTCACCAGCGGGCAAAGTCGCCGCAGCCCAGCCCGCCGTATATATCCTCTATCGGCTCAAATTCCTCCGGGAAGCCCAGCCGAAGCATCGCTTTCAGCTCGTCGTAGCGCTGCTGGAAGAAGCTTGCCGAGGTCGGGTTCTCGTCTATGAGCAGGTGTGCCGCCAGCCCGTAAGGGAGCACGCTGCGGCATATGTAATCATCAAGTCCGATGCTGCTGTCAAAATCACTTATCGCCGTTACGATCGGGCGCTTGCCCGCGTTTCGGCTCTTGTATGTGTCGGAATACGGGTAAATCTCGCCTATCAGGATGTTGAGGACAGGCAGCGTCCGGTTTTTGTATTCCTTGGTGTCCGCCGTGTCGGCGGCTCCGCTCGCCTCGTTCAGCTCGTCCATGAGCGCCATTGAGGCTTCAAATACGTCCTGCGCAGTCGTCATTTTTATTCGCTCCTTTTGAAAAAGGGCAGAGCAAGGCTCTGCCCTTTATTGGATCAGGTCTTCACCGCATCGTAGCTGCCGATGGCGGAGCTGGTCTTGCCGGTCGCGTAGGCGTATGCTCTGAACGTGGTGTTCTCCGTGATGGTCACAGCCGCGCTGTAAGCCTGCGCAGTCGCCGAGGTCTTGGGGTTGGTGCCGTCAGTGGTGTACTTGATGCTTGCGCTGTCGGCGCTCGTGATAGTCACCTTGTTTGAGGCGGTGGAGAAGGTCGGAGCCTGAAGCACGTTGCCTGCGTTCTCGCCGTAGACATAGATACCGTCTGCGCTCTGCGCCAGCACGAAGCTGTCGTAGCGGACGAGACCCTGCATACGGACGCCGCACAGGTCGTCGGAGTCGTCCTTTGCGCGGAGCATACGCATCTTTACGGGGTCTGCCGTCGCCTGCTTATACTTGACCATGAAGGCCACGCCGGACGGGAAGCGGTTCTTCGGAACCTTGATAAGCGGGCTGCCCTCGACCTCGCCGATCTGGCGTTTCTGGATGAACTCCTTCGCGCCCTCATACTTGAACTCGTCCGCAAGCTTGTACTTTACGGCGTAGTCGCTGCGTATGAAGGTAACGCGGTTTTCCATCGGGACGCCCGCGTCATCAAGCGCGGCGTGAGCGTTCAGCAGCGCCTCGACGATGTTGGTCTTGGAGATAGCCGCCGTAGCGACAGTGCCGAGACCTGCGCCGTCTGCCCAGCGGGCGAAACGGTAGGTGTCGATCTCAGGGACGTATCTCTCGTCCCACATCTGCTTGAGGTAGGCCGCGCCCTTCTTGAGGAAGTTCTGATCCTGCACGTTGGTCTCGTCAAAGGCTTTGTCAAAGCTGCGCTTCTTGGTCAGCGTGTAGGAGTTGGCCTCGTCGTCCACCTCGGTCATAGTGCCGAAGCGGTTCGCGTTTGCCGCGGGGTTCTAGTCGTTCAGGGGGTCGGTGAGCAGAGTCAGGGTCTTCAGGGTGTTAACGCCCGTCCACTCCCAGTTGGTGCCGCACCACTTGTCGGTGATGGAGCCGGTCGTAAAGCGCTTCTCAAGGCGAGGCGCCCACTTGTCCATAAGATTTATAGTTGCCATTTATATTTCCTCCGTTAATGGCTCCCGGAGGCGAAAAATCAGTCGTAGGGCGAATCTTCCCATGCGCTGTCGAAGATGTCCTTCGCCTTTGCGCCGCTGCTTTTCCTGCTCCCCGTGGAGCGTTTTCTGTTGTCCTCGTTGCGCTCCATGGCCGCGATCTTGGCCTTGAGCGCCGTGTTCTCGTGTCTCGCGTAGATGTCCGCAAGGTCGCCTTTTCCGGCGGAAAAATCCTGCCATACCTTGGCGGGTATATCCTCGGCCTTGACGTCGGGGAATTCTCTTGCAAACCGTGCGAAGCTCTCCTTGCGGGAGTCCTCCGCTCTAGCCTCTGCGGGCTTCTCTTCCTTCGGGGGAGCCTCTTCCTCGGCCTTGGGCGCGCTCTTGGCTTTCTCGCTGCGCTCGCGCTGCACCTTTATCAGGGCTTCGGCCTCGGTCATCTCCTTGCCGTTTTCCTTCTCTTTTGCCACAAGGCGCTGTGCCCGAACCGTGTCTATCAGCTCCGAAACGGTCAGTCCGGAGCCGTCGGCAAGCTCCTTGAGGAATTCTCGGTAAAGCCGCAGTTCCGGGCGGATGCTGTCGCGTTCCTCTCGAATGCGGTCGTAATCCATGCCCTTCTGCGCAAGCTTTATAACCTCTTCGCGGTCAACGCTCCGTGTCTCCTCAAGGTGCTTGAGCTCAAAGCGCTGGTCTGCACTCTCCCCCTGCTGCCCCTCCGGTTCCTCGGCTCCGTCGTCCGCGCCCTCGTCGTGAGGGTCGTCGGCAGTGTCGGTCTCCTCCGCCTCCTGCTCGTCAGCCTCGGCGCCCTCGGCCTCCTCCTGCTCTGCGGCGGGTTCAGTCTCCGCGGCGGGATCGTCATCCCAGAACGCGTCGCTGTCTGCCCAGTCCTCAGCGCCTTCGGTCTCAACTGCTTCGTTAATCTCTTCGTACATTCAAATCTCCTTGTCCGCTATGGTCGGCGGTCTATGTTACGGCATTGGTCTATGCCGGTGGATATATTCTTATAGAGACGGGAAAAGGCTTTCGCCTTATTCCCTGTCTTCTTCCGAGTGTTCGGGGAGATGTGCCCCGCCGCCGGTTTTGGCATCAAGCGTATCCTTGTAGTTCTTCAGACTCCTCTTCAGCCATTCGGGAATGGGTGCGCCGAGCTTTCCGGCGTTTTCAATAATGGAGCCCAGCTCAGTTACGATGTACCACAGCAGCACGACCGGCGTCACCAACACACTGTAATCTATGCCGAAGTCTATTCCGGAGCCTTTCAGTATCACGCCTATTGCGATGTCGCACATTGCCGCAACCAGCACCGCCACTATCTCGCCCAGCTTGTGCCAAAGCCCCGCTCTTGCAACGGCGCTCGACCATTCGCCGTTGGATTTCGCCGCCCACGTGCCGGTGATATAGTCCAGCAGTACGCAGCCCAGCCACACAATTATCGCCCAGCCCAGCCAGCCCCAGAGAGCCGTCAGGAAAGCGAAACATGCAGCTATCGCGGCCTTTATCTCAGCCGCTTTGTCAGGTGCAGTCATTTTCTTTTCCTCCTGTCAGATAAGTCCTTGAGTCGAACCCGACTCCAACACCTTGCGTTGCAGATCAGAGAATCCGCCGCCCGTGGGAATTTCCGGCTTTGCCTGTGCCGCCACGTCGCCGGTCGCCGCGTTGGGTGGTGCTCCGGGCGGAACCGCGTTCATGGCCTGCGTTGCTTTCAGCTCGTTTATCAATGCCCGGCGCGCCGGTATATAGCCGTCGGGGATTCTCTCAAGATACTGTATTGCGTTGATATGCCCGTTCATCAGCAGATTGTCCAGCGTCTGGATTGACGCTATCTCGGAGTAGTAGGAGCTTGCGCCAACGTCGAGCTTCAGCATCATCGGGTGGAATTTCAACGTGTCAAAGTCGAATTCCGCAATGATGGAGTCCGGAACCGGCATTCCTGCGAATTCATACTGCTGCCGTATCTCCGGCGTAGGCTCCATGTCAACCGCGCGCACTCCGTAGTAGGCGGACATGAAGTCGAGGTATATCCTGAACAAGTCCTCCACCGCCTGATAAAGGTTGAGCTTCGTCATCTCCATCGGCGTGGATGCCGCGCGTTGAAGCGCTATGATGGCGGAGGTATTGTCGGGGCGAGTGTCGCCGAGCGCAACGCTCGTAGCGCCGAGGCATTCTTCCGTCTGCTTTACCGCCATGTCGATGAACTGCGCCACCTGCGGAGATATGGAGGCGGGGTCTATCACCTTCGCCACCGTTGATACGTCGCCGCCCGATATGCCGATTGCCGTGCCGACGCCGTTGTCCCAGCGCTTTATGCGGGTCTTGTCGTATATCCATTTCGGGAACGCCGTGCGGAGCATTGAGAGCATTGCCGCCGCCCAAATCTTATTGACGAACATCTGGTTCGGGGTCAGTCCCGTCACCATGCTCTGCCCGTGGTAGCAGTCCTGCACGTAGTCCCAACTCAGCCAGCAGATAGGATAAAGCGAAAGCTTCGTGTCTATCGGGGCAGTCACGCCGGAATTGCGCGTGAATTCATACTGCCATATGTGCCCCGTCTCCTCGTCGCGCCACAGCAGCAAAAGCACGGTCGTCTTGTCGTCCGTCACCTTCGCCGTGTCAACGCTGTCGTCTTCACAGTCGGGGCTGATACTCGGCCACTCGGCCATCCCGTTTTCCTTCGCCCTGCGGCGAACGATGCGGGTTATCTCGCGGCTGCCTATCATTATCCACGGCTGGGTCTGTACGCGCCGGTCATTCGGGTTCCCGAAGTACACCCGCGTGTTTTCTACTATCTCCGTCCGGATCATACCCTTGGACTGCTGCCCGGTCTCCGCGTCGGCGTCCCAATAGGTGTACAGGCAGCCGTCGCCGTCCACCGCGGCATTGCGGGCAAACTCTCTCAGCAGAGAGGATATCTTGTTTCTTGCCGCCAGCGCGTCAAACTCCTCGTTCACTATCCGCACAGGCTCTATAAGCCCGTCGGTGTTCGCGGTGTTCGCAAGAGGCGAGGCCGTCACCTTCACGTTGTCCGAGGTTATCGTCGCCACGTCAAAGCCGACGACGCGCTTTATGAAGTTGAAAACCGGAGTCGGCAGGCCGTTGGACTGTACGCCCTCCCATTGCTTGCCGATGTAGAAATTCTCGTTCACCCGCACCGTCTCGCGCAGGTTTATGTTGGAGTTGAAGCGTTCGGCCTCATCGTAAAGCCGCCAGCCGCTCTGCTAATCAGGCAGCTTCTTACCAAAGAAAATATCAAACTGTCCCATTTATCAGCCTCGCTTTACTGCGTCCTTCATGCCGTAATTCATAATGCCGTTGATCCCCGCGAGAAACATCTGGTCAAGCGCCGCGTTGCCTCCCGCAGTGTCGCTCTCCAGCTCTTCGAGCCGTCTTTTTATCTCGTCAAGCTCGCCGCCCTTCTGCCCCGATACCTGCTCTTCCAGCGCTTCGAGCCGCGTGTTTAACCGCTCCTGCGCTCTCGCAAGGCGCGCCACCTGTTCCAGCATGTCTTCCTCTTCCGCTTTACCTGAGAGGCTGTGGTACAGAAAAGCAAGAGCGCCCACGAAGGCCACGGCAAAGATTAAGATAAGTATGATAGTCAGCAATGTAATCTCCTTTTTTCTGGTGAGCCGGGAAGGAATCGAACCTTCTCCGCCGTCAGGCAGCTGATTTAGAGTCAGCCGCAATCCCATTCTGCCACCGGCTCATATACGCGCCTTACTTGAAGGCGCTCTCTCCGCCCACTCCCACAAGGTTTATCGTGAGCTTCCGCTCGCCGCCGGAGTCGGCAGGCCGGTCTATGTAGCCGCCGTTTGACGGCTGCTTCAGCGCATTGAGGCAGCCCTGCGCCGCCTTGTTGTCGCTGGTCATCTTCCGCACGAGGTAGCTTTCGCGCTTATCCTTCGCCCACGAAAGTATCTCGCGGAACTCTTTCCCATCCGCGTTCTCGTCCTTGCAGTATTTGTCGAGGGTCTGCGCCGTAACGCCAAGCTCAAGCCTCATTCCCGCTTCGTCGGGGAAAATGCCCTCCGCCTCGCACTGCTCTATGTAGGCCTCGACAGCCGCCCGCAGCTTGTCAGGGCTGTCCTATTTTCTCTTCGGGCCGGGTTTTGCCATCGTGTCACCTCACAGTAAATATCTCGCGTCGGCACGGTCGCCGCACATGTAATGCTCGTAGCTGTCGCCGTCCTCGTCCTCGTCGTCCTCCGGCTGAAGCTCCGGCAGGGCTTCGCCGCTTATAACCCGCGTCACGCAGAAATAACGTATTCCGTCAACGGTGTGGGTTATCTCGTGCGGGTCTTTCGCGCAGTCGTTCGGGTTCTTGTCGTCCTGCTGTATCGCCTTCAGATCGCTGATTGCCTTCTTGCACCCGTCGAAGAACATAAGCCCCGGCAATCTGTCCGGAGCCTGCCCCGCGGGGTAAAGGCTTTGCACGTATGGGTCTTTCAGCGCTATCGGAGCCATCATGTCTTTCATGACCATGTGCCCCTGTACGCGGTTATTGTCGCTCCTCACGATGTTCACGCCATTCAGGAGAAACAGCTCCGCCATTGTCTTACCGGTCTCTTTCTGCCGGTTCCACATATCGGGCGGCGCGTATGTCGCTATGATCTGCTCATTTGCAAGGGTGTGGTCAAGCGCAGCCTTCGCCGCGTCCTTTACTATCAGCCCCTCATGCTCAAACGAGCGGTAGCACCAGCAGCGCCCGTCCTCGTCCACTGCCCACCAGAAGCAGGCGAACATATCAAGGCCGTAGTCGAACGAGCGGTAGCGCGTCCAATGCTGCGGTATCTTGAACGGAGCCGTCACGTTCCGTCCACTCAGCATTTCGGGGAAGTAGTTCCCGCCGATGCTGTCCCAGTCGCCGTCACGGTAAGCGCGCCGAAGCTCCTCCGGCATCTGGGCCAGGTTCTTCAGGTACAAGGGCGAGGACTTGAGCAGGAAGGTGTTGTCCTCCGCCTTTGCGAAGATGAAGGTGTAATCGTCCGGATTCTCGTCCTCTTCAGGGTTCGCGCTTCGCTTGAAGTCCCTGTCGATGAAGAGCCGCTTGACCCAGGCATGACCTACGCCGCCGGGGTTGCACGTCAGGTACATCCGCTTCGGAATGTCGTTCACGCCTCGCAGACAGCCGCCGAGGAAGTTGAAGGCGCGCTCTGTGAACTGCGTCGCCTCGTCTATGAAAATCCAGTCGTATTCAAGGCCGTTGTACTCGTTGAAGCTCTCTTCTCCGCTCCAATGGCCGAACTTGATAGTTGACCCGTTTTCAAAGGTCATCAAGTGCGATGTGTTGTTGTAGCTGAACAGCTCCGGACTCACCATGCGCAGTATCGGCCGGATGTGGTTTTCCTCCAGCTCGTTATACGTCTTTCGCATTATGAGTATCTTTATCCCCGGATAACCCACCAGCGCCGCGCCTATCGCCTTTATCCTGACGATATGCGTCTTGCCGCCGCCCTTTGCTCCGCCGTAACAGGTGAACAGCGTGTGACTGTCGAGGAATTCTTTCTGCTTCGGGTTGACCTCGCCCGGATCCCACTCGATATTTACATTTCCGGGCGCTTTCTTCTTCAACCGCTTATCTCCCTGAAAAGAAAGTGAGCCACCGGCAAAGCACTTTTCAATGCTTCGTCAATGGCTCACGGCCTGTTCGGCTGGCGGCTTATAGCCTCACTGCCAGCTCTTATTTGCCTGCCGTCATTCCAGACGGAGCCGCAGCAGCTGCGCTGTGCGGAGCGGCTTCCTACGGCGCCGCTTCTTGATAGAAAGGAGAGCACGAACCTATGTCGCGTGTGGTAGCAGAGGCCGGAATCGAACCGACGTAGCCGGAATTATGAGTCCCGGAGGAGCACCAGCACTCTCTCTGCTATATGGAGCTGGCAAAAGGACTTGAACCCTCAACCCGCTGCTTACGAAGCAGCCGCTCTTCCATTGAGCTATACCAGCTTATACAAGGGGCGGCATTGTCCGCCCCTCCGCAGTGCGGGAAAGCGAAAGGAAGAAAGACTCCCCCGCAGCCTACGTCACAATTTTACACGCACCGGCATCTTGCAGTCACGCCCTCGGCAATAGAGAACTATCCCCTTGCCTACCGCGCCATACTCAGCCCGTCCGAGCTTCGCCCTGCATTTCGGACACATGATCCATCCGTCCTCTACCAGTGCTTCCGCAGAGGGCTTATAATTTTTTCTCGCCGCCTTTTCCAAAGACCCTACCCCCTGTTTTCTCCTACCCCACCCCATTTCGGGAAGCTTCTCTGAAACGTGTGTGGTATATATACGCCCCTCTCGGCGCGCGTACCCGCCCTTTTTCCGCCACCCCTGGAGGGCAGCCAAGCCGGAAACGCCTGCATCTGAAAGCACACGCGCACCGCGCCCGCCCTGCTTTATTGCCCCGCGCCCAGCCTGCGCCGCCCGCCCTCCTGATTGAATGATAACAGGCAGACATAAAACAGCCGGAACGCCGCACACAAGCACAGCCAGGCACACAGGCGGCACTCTCTTTTGTACACTTCGAGCATTTTGTCTAACATTTTGGTTCGCATAATAGGTATTGTGCGAACTTCGCGCCGCTCTTTGCCTTCTCGCTCCCAATATATCGCCACATTGCACAAACGTCAAGTAAAAACTTTGTGCAGTTGTCACAATCGCCGAAAACGCGCCCAAAATGTCAACGCCTGCCCTCCCGCGCGCGCGACCTCCCTTTATAGTTTGTATATCTTCGCTCGTCCTCTCTCTATATATCTCCTGTATGTATCTAGTATATAATATATCCCCGTGCATATCTAGAGAGAACAATATATATCCCCTGCGGGGCGCGGCTCGGCCTGCTATCCCCTGTATAATATATATAATCCCGCACAGGATAACGAATAGATAACGACCAGATAGGCGCGGCGGGTCACTCTTACATAATGCACAATTTATAAGCTTTGTTTTTGTGCATATCTCCAAAGGTGAAAAAGAGGGCTTGACAGGGGGTACTAACTTAGTGTATCTTGGAGGCGTCCCAAGGGACAACACAAAAACGAAAGCAAAGGAGGCTATAAGATGCCGAGCAAGGAAGAAATCGCAATTGTGAGAAAGGCGACCGTTTACGACCTCCAGAAGATTCTCGACCAGAGCGAAGAGGGCAAGACCTACACCGTCGAAGAAATCAAGGCGCTTATGGACGCATACGTCACCGGCGCAGACCAGTAAACCGGCGAGGGGCGGCGGGAAACCGCTTCCCCTCCTTGTAAAGGAGCGAGAGCAACGGCAGGAACGACAGACCAAAAAGCCGCTTGGAACGCGAAGACATACAAGCGTTATCAAGTGTACTTGCGTAAAGATGAAGATTCCGAGTTGATAGAATACATTGACGCGAACAAGTCATTGCAAGGGACGACAGAAATCTTCAGAAACGCGCTTGAAAACCAAATTCATAAAGGCTGAGTTTTCAGCCTTTTAAATAGTGGGTACTAAGTTAGTACCTTTGCAAAGAAAGGACAGAACCGCATGAAATACTTTGTTAACGTCAACAGCTTTGACGAACTCAAGAAGCAGTACCGCCGCCTGGCGATGCAGTACCACCCCGACCGCGGCGGCGACACCGAGACAATGAAGGCCATAAACGCCGAGCACGACGAAATTTTCGAGCAGCTGAAGCACGGCTGGAACGCGACGCACGACAAGGAACACCAGACGACCGAAAGCCCGGAGGAGTTCCGCTGCATCATCGAAAAGCTTTTGAAGCTCGACGGCCTCGAAATAGAGCTGTGCGGGTGCTGGCTGTGGATCGGCGGCAATACCCGCGAGCATAAAGAGGCGCTGAAAGCTGCCGGATGCCGTTGGAGTAATAATAAAAAGCTCTGGTATTGGCGGCATGCTGAGGATTCGCACGGCTGGCACCGCGGCAAAAGCAGCATGAACGAAATCCGCAGCAAGTACGGCAGTCAGGTAATAGACCGCGCCGGGCGCGAGTCCAGCGGCTACGATAGAATAGGGGCGACGGCGTGAGCCGTCCCCCGCTAAGAAAGGAAGATTGAAATGTTCACGAAAGAAGAATTTGAAACCCGCACGTCTTGGAATATGAGTTATGAAGAATATGTTGCATGTTATTGCCCAAATTGCACTCGCGAAAATTGCCCGCACCGCGGAGCATATCGGCGCGTCCCCACTGTTGATCTCGGTCTTGGTCTTTGTCCTAACCTCCGCGAAAAGAAAGGGGACTTTTAACCATGTGGAATGCTTATGCGGAATATGCAGACGGAACTGTTGTCGACCGAAATTTCCCTTATGCAGAGGACGGCATATACTCTGCGGAGTGCGCCCGTCAATTCGACCTTGAAGAATGGTTGATAGGGCTGCACGAGGATTGCACCTTTTACAGTGTGAGCTATATTGAGGATAACTAAACACTACCCGCCCCGGAGGTCACGAGGGCAGAAAGGAATTACTATGAGCTATAAAGACGAGTTATTCAGCAAGTACGGCAGCCCCAGCCGGGAAGCGGAAATAAGGATTTGGGGCTACCTGAAACGCCCCGAAGCCTGCGACAGCTTCGACACGGTCCGCGACTATGACCGCCGCGCCGCCGAGCTGATCGCAGAGTGTAAGCACCTTGCCGCGCAGCTTATAGAGTACCGGCAAGACCTCGCCGCCAGATATAACGCCCTTGCCACAATGCCCAGCAAAGACCGCGTAAAGCTTGAACGGTATAACGGATGCAGCGGCATCAAGTATTATATTCGGCATATCACCACATACGCCGACGGGACGGAGACCGAGACGGAAACGGAAGTGTTCCCCGGCAAGGAGCGCCACGCCGCAATAAAGCGGTTCGAGGAGATAAAAAAAGCCCGCCCCGGCATCGAGGCGGTGAAGGATATAGAGCGTAAACCATGGGAGCGTTAGCCCCTGTACGCTTATCAATCCGCACAAATTTTGAATACGCCTTTTGTGTGCCTTGCCTATTGACTTGTACGCACAAAAGGCGTACAATCCAACCAAGATAGCAAAAGGAGGAGCAAAAAATGAAAGTATTCGCGCAGTTTGATGCGTACCCCAATGAATTAATCGAAGCCCGGCTTCCGACCGAAGAGGAGAAGGCGCAACATTGCGCGGGATGGGCTGACGGCCTGATTTTTGGCACTGGTAACCGTGTGCCTGTCCCCTACGTCAAATACTGGGACATCCCGGCAGAGTGGAAGACCCGCGATTACTGGGCGCTCCTCGGCTGTTACAACCGGTGCTACGAGATCTCCGACGAGGAATGGAATTGGCTCGTAAGCCTGAACGCCCAGCGGGAAGCCGCGAAGAAAGAGAAAGAGCGCCAAGAAGACATTGAGTATTACCAAAATATCGTCCGCAAAGCCGAACGGCAGCCGGATATCCCGACGCCGGAAGAAGCCGCCCGCCGCTGCAAGCGCTGGAACAACGTGTATAACGAGGGCGGGTACGGCTACGTCCCAGACATCATCGACTCCGCTCGCTATGCCCGCGCAAAACAGATGCTGCAGGAGCTCGCAGGAGCCCCCATCGAATAAGGAGATATTATGGCAGGGAAAACCGAACGTCTGTACATCCGGATCACGCCGGAAGTCAAA